CACCATGACCATGGTCTGCACGCCGCTCGCCCCGCCGCCGCCGCCGCCCGCGGCGCTCGCGGCGCCGATCGCACCCGCGCCGCCGCCACCGCCGCCGCCCAGGGCCAACACCCAGATCCAGCTGCATCCGATCGGCTTGTGCCAGGGCACGTAGCCGCCGTTGGCCGCGTTCGCGAAGACGCGCACGTCGGCCCGCTGCACCTCGGGTATGTGGAACAGATCCATCGGTCAGTACTTGCCGCCGATCGCGACGAAGGTCCATCCGGCCGCCACCGCTGTGGCGAGGCCTGCGTAGAGCCTGAAGCCCGGATCGAAGGCCGCGAAGACTGGGTACTCGAAGTCGTTGCTGGTGACGTTGGTCGCGGTCGCCGTCGTCGCAGGCAACGCCTGCTCCCCGAAGAAGTAGTTGTTCGCAGCCGTCGTGTTCGACGAGCCGTTGTTGAGGAAGAAGCGCACCACTGTCGCTACGTTGGTGCCCAGCGCCTTGCAGCGGATCGTGCGGATATATCCGCCGTTGGTGGGGTCCGCCGTCCACACCAGCGTGTTGTTCGCGCTGACGCCGGTGAAGTCGTTGGCCGCCGTGGTGATGCCCTGCGACATGCCGGTCGTGCCGTTGGTCGACGTGTTGCCGACTCGGCTGAAGATCGCGTCGATATTGCCTGACATGATCGTTCCTTAGGGCTGGGCAGCGCCGCGCGCCATTGCGTACTGAGAGCCGCGGTTCGCGCGGCCCAGGTGCTGATTCGATGGGGTCACGTAGACCGTCTTCGTGCCGGCCGCGAAGCTCACGAGCGAACCGGTGCTTGAAGCAATAACCGTGTCGCGCGTGAGCCCCGTGGTGCCGTTGAAGGTGCCGAGGCTGTGTTCCCAGTTGCCGGCGCCATCGTCGACAACGAACTCCACCTCGATCGCACCGCTGCTACCGATGCCGGTCGCGAAAGACACGAACCCCGTCGGCGGGGCACCTGCGAGCGTTAGCGCACCGGTGCCTGTCGTCGTGGTCGTGTCTTTGACGCGATCGGCAAAGCGCGGCATTTACGCGCCGAAGGCCGTGATCACCATGCTCGACACCGACACCGTCTGGCCCGAGGCAATGCTCGTGCTCGACAGGTTCAGGTCCGAACCGCTCGTGCCGCACAGGCCCTGGATGATGCAGGTCGTGCCAGCCGAGCTGGTGCAGAGGCGCCAGTAGCCGGCCGTGCCGGTCGCCGCCGCTGCCACGCTCGTGATCGCGTTGGCGGTCAGCACGCCGCTCGCGCTGACGCCGAACGTCGCAGAGCAGGTGAGTGTGGCCAGCAGCGTGCCCGACGCGGCGGTCGCCACGTTGGACGGCGCGGCGCCGGTGTAGATCAACAGGCAGCTCGTGGCGCCGAGCGCCGTGATCAGGTCGCTCATGCAAGTCGTGCGGTGCGTGGTGGAGTATTGCAGGGCCATGGAAATCTCCTAGTGCAGGGTGGTGAAGGACGCGAAGTGTTCCTTCGCTGCAGTGATTCGTGCGTGGATGCCCTCGAGTTCGGTCGCCGCCGCAGCTCGCAGCGTGTCGATCTCGCGGCCGGCGTCGGCCTTGAGCGTCGAGATCTCGGCGTGGGCCGATGCCGCGATCGAGTCGGCCTCGTCGCGAGCGCGATGGACCAGGCTCTTCGCCTCCGCCAGGGCCGCGTCTTTGAGAGCCGCGACCTTGGCCTCGGCCTCGGACACCAGCTCCGCGGCGCGCTGTTCGGCGGCTGCTACCGACGCTTCAGCATTTGCCAATGTGACGTGCAACGCGCCGGCCGCTTCGGTGAGACGCTCACGCAGCCGCGTCTTCTCGGCGATGTCCTGCTCGATGTTGACCACGTCCTTGGCGAAGGCGTGGATGACGTTGAGATGCTCGAGCCAATGGGTGATGGCCCCGAAGCTCGAGACTGCTTCTTGTGCGTTAGCCATTGGCCTTATTCCTCCGAACCACGAGGCGGACGTTGAGATTGGTTGTGCCGTCGGCACCGGTCACGATCGGACGGATCCAGGCCGGGCACTCGACCACGAGCTTGATGCCAGGCGTCGTGAGCGCGATGGCCGCGCCACCGGACGCGGTGAGAGGGAACCAGTTGCCGGGCGCCGCGCCACCGATCGGATCGTTCGAGCCCTGCAGCGTGAGGGTGCCGGCGCCGAGCGTGCCATCGACCTGCACGGTGCGATCACCGGTGCCGTGATACGCGAGCGGCTGGCCGTCGGTGTTCGTGATGTTCAGCGCCGACCAGAGGTACAGGTTGATGTCCTGGAACTGGTCCTGGGCCGTGTAGTTGACTGTTGCCATTAGGGGGCTCCTGCCTGCGGGGCGTTGTAGCCCGAGTACTGGTTGAGAATGTCGGAGGCGGCATTGCTCGCGCCGCCCTGGGTCGGAACCTTGGCCGCGTTGGCGGCGGCGCTGCTCGCCTGCTCAGCCGCTGCTAGCTGGGCCTGCTGCTGCTGCTGCTGAGCGCGCTGCTGGCGAATGATCGCGACCTTGTCGCTCGGCACGATCATGCGGGGGTCGACTCCGATCGCATCGCCGTAGATGTCGGCCCACTCGTCCGAGTCGAACTTGTCGAGCACCTCGGGCTTGAACTGCGCGATCTGGCCAATGTTGCCCACGAACCGATCGACGCTGTTGGTACCGATCGCGCGCTGGGCCTGTGCCAGCATGCTCACGAACTCGACCTTCAGCTCCATGCCCTGCAGTTCCTGCGGTGGCTTGGGCACGATGTTGGCCTTGAGCATACGCACGAACGTCGACTCGATGAGCGGACTCAACAGCTCGTCGTGCAGCCGCTCGATCACGGGCCCGAGCATCAGCATCTTCTCTTCGTGACGCTCGGCCACCTCGGTCGCGGTCATGCGCGTGTCTTGCGCATTGGCTAGCATCAGGAACAGGTCGCTGAAGAACGAGGCCTGGATGCGCTGACGCACGTCCTGGATGTCTGCCAGCAGCGCATTGAGATCGAGCTGCACATCAAAGGCCGTGCTGATTCCACCGCCCTGTGAGGTGCGATCGATGTAGCTCATGCCACCCGGAGCGGTGTCGATGTCGCGGCCCTTCATGGAGGTCGGCATCTGCAGCGGGGGCTTGGTCTGTAGGTCAATGACCTGGGCCTTGCGCAGCTGCTGGTGCTGCAGCTGCTTGATGTCGCCCAGCGCTTCCATGCCCGGCGAGTGGCCGTAGATGTCGCCACCCACCACGTCCCATCGCGAGATGAGACCAGGGAACTCTTCGAACCCCGATTCGCGTAGCAGTTGCCCGTCGCTCGTGCGTTCGAACTGAATGCTCGCGTAGGCCATGTTCTTAGCGTCCCGCATGTTCGGGTCGCGATCCTTGCGCGGTTCGATGGCGTGGATGATCGGCACCCAGGCGTCGAGGTTGCCGCTGTCATACATGCGCTTGACCGCGACCGAGCACTTGTCCTTGCCGAACTCGCCCACCACCTGTGCGACGGTCTTCTCGAACTCGCGGTACACGGTGCCGACCTTGCCTCGGTAGTCCTGGCTGATGCAGAACTCACCGGTCGTGAGCGGGTAGCCGTTGATCACGTCCTCGTAGTCATCGAGCAGGATCGTGCCGCCGGTGCCGAAACCGCCCAGCTCTCGGTACTGCGAGTGTAGGAAGCGGTAGGTGTTCGAATCGCTGAAGATCCACAACATCAGCTTCGTGCAATCGCTCAGCCACTGCTTGACTGGGCCGTGGTCCGCGAGCTGCTGATCAGGGATCGAGAGCCTGAACCAGGGCCTGGCGGGCGATGTCATGCCGCCCATCATCCCAGCCGCCAGCACGTTCAGAGCGCGCGTCGCGGTCGAGTCGTAGATGTTGTTGTTGCGGCGCCAGCCGCGGTTGCGGTCGCTCACGAAGTAGCGGCCGTTGCGCGGCATCAGGAACGCGCTGATCTCCTGCCAGTGAGAGATCCAGGTCGAGCGCTCCTGCTGCAGGGCGCCCCAGCGCTGGATGTACTTTTTGACGTCCTCAGCCACCGAGCAGGGTGCTCTTGCCGAGGTTCAGCTTCGTGGGGTCAATGCCCTGCGAGCCTGTGAGCAGCGTGCTGGACGGGCCGGCCTTGCCCGCGTTGGCGTTGCTCGCGAGGATGCCTGCCACGTCGGGCTTGTTCTGGTTCGCCTTGTTGTTGGCGATGTCCGCATCGGCCTGGGCATTCTTCGCAAGCTGGACCTGCTGCTCCTGACCGCGCGCCGCCGCGTCCGCAGCGTCTGATGCGTTCGAGGCTTGCATCTCGGTGCTGAAGAGGCCGACCGCGAGGGCCGTCATTGAAGCGGGATCACACATGCACGAGGCCCCTAGCGGAGGTTGGCATAGGGATCGTATTCGCCACCAGCCCTCTCACGGGTACCTCCACGCTGCACGAGCTGGTAAGGGTCGTGCTCGAGCGAGTCGCGGGCGTAGATCACATCGGCCACTCGCAGCCGTTTCTCGACGGGGTGTGCGAAGGTGAGCGCGAGCGCGTCGCCCAGGTCCGGGCTCGGCAGTCCGCGCTTCTTGAGGTCGTCCTTGGCTTCGAGCACGCGACGGTTCGCGGCATCGAACCAGTAGGTCGGCGCGCCCAGGTCTTGACGCAGGTCTGTGAGATCAGGCAGCGCGCCGCCGGCCTTCATCCACCCGGCCATGAGGTGCCACATCTCGCTGCGCTTGTTGGCGTACTGCTCATCGATCGGCTTGCCACCGAAGTTCACCTCGACCACCTCGTGACCGAGCTGACGCAGTCGATCGATGACGCCCGCACCCATGCCGCTGTCGATGAACACCGCGTCGGGGTACCAGGTCGTGATGAGCGCGCCCACCTGGCCCGCGAGCTGCATCTGGTCCATGCCACGGAACACGAGCGGCTGGTAGGCCTGCAGCCCTTGACGCTTGAAGATCACGCTGCGGTCATCGCCGAATCGTGCAGGGTCGACGCCCATGATCTTGGGCGCGTAGTCCACCTCGCCAGGTTTGTAGGTCTTGCTCATCGCCAGCTCAACATCGCTGATGCTGATCAGCTGGTCTGCGCCCGCGGCGCTGAAGTCGCACAGCATCTCGCGAGCGAACGCGGTCTCGCTCGAATTGGCCTTGATGCGCGCGATCTCGCTGGGCGTGATGGCCTCTGTGTCGTAGCAGGTCCACAGGGCGCGGTGCCACTCCTCGCGGTTCTCGGGGCGAACGGCATCAAAGTACAGCTTGCTGAATAGGTTCACGCCCTTCGCGGTGCCGATGAACAGCGCCCAGCCCTTGCGATGCACGAGAGTCGGCGACAGGATCTCGTCCCACACCTCCGGCTTCCACTGAGCAACCTCGTCACCCACGAACCCATCGAGTCGCACGCCACGCATCGCGTCGGGGTTGTCGGCGCCGTACAGGCGGATCACAGCGCCGTTGTGCGTGAATCGAACAGCGAGGTCCGACTCGCTCACCTCGACGAGGCCACGCTCGATGAGAGGTGCGCATCGCTGCTTGAGTCGTGACCAGGCCACGCTCTTCGCCTGCTTGAGCAGCGGGCAGATGTAGAAAAACAGGCCCAGCTCCTGCTCGAAGCTCATGGCCCGATCGACGAGGTGCATGATGGCAAGCTCGGTCTTGCCTGCCTGCCGGTGCAGCACGAGCACCGTGAACCGCTTCATCTCGCGGTGCGCGCGTCGCTGCCATTCGCGAGGCCTGTAGTTCAGGCTGATACGCGAGCTTTCGAGTCTGCTCACGCGAGTCCGCTGTCCGCGGGCTCCGGTTTGGGTACACCGGTCTCGACCGTCACGCTCACGGCGCCGGTGTGCTCGACCTGGGTCTTGTCCTTGAAGCGCTCGGGGTGATACGCCTTGAGGAGCGTGGTCATCAGCCCATCGCTCACGCCCACACTCATCGCGCGTCGCCGCGCTTCGTCTTCGAGTGCTTCGTAACCCAGCTTGAGGGCGGCCTCGAAATCAGCGGCGAAGGTTGGGTCGTCGCGCTTCCAGGCCTGGTAGGTGCTCACCGAGAAGCCTGCCACCGCACAGGCGTGGCTGATCACCGGGGAGGTGGTGATCGCCTCCAGGAAGAGCTGACGCTTCTCGGGGGTGCGGAAGTCGTGACCGTTCGCTGCCATCGGCCAAGTGGATCACCTCACGCAGCCTTCACGGGTACCAGCCGCGTCGCCCGCTCGATGCGCCGCTCGTACTGGCAGATCTTTGCCACGACCTGCTTGTGGACCCCGAACTCAATCGCAAGCGCCCCGTACGACACTCCCGACTCGTGCAGCTCTCGCATCAGGTCGACGTCGTCGTCTCTGAGCCGACCAGCGTTGGGGTGATGCTCGCCAACCCGACGGCCGGCCTCGTTCACGCCCACCATGCGAAGTTTTACAGGTTGGTTCATGTTGCAAGTTTCTCCACGTTCATGAGACTCGGCTCAAATCGGCTCAGCTCAATTGGCTCACCCCTAAAGGGTTGTGAGCCAATTGAGCCGCAAGCGCTCGATTGACTCAATTTGAATTGAGCACCAATTGAGCCAATTGAGCACATGCAACCTGCAATCTTTTGCACGTTCATGCCACCACCACGACACCATCGACCACGCAAAGAAATGCAGACTCGATCAGCTCCTCGATGGCGCGACGCGTATTCGAGGCCTTGAAGGGCCCATCACCGGCATCCACTTTGACCGCCTTCACGAGCCCATCCACCGTCACCTGGCCCACTTCGCCAGCCACCCTGTAGACCGTCTTCTGCATCGCACCGCGTGGCAGGCGACGCTCTGGGATCATCTGGGGGATGGCCGGGTCCACCACCATCGAGGTGATCGGCTCGCCGTACTCATCGACGCCCAGCTCGACCACGCGCAGCTGGAACGACTCCAGGCCACCATCGGCGCCGTCCTTTTGCTTGGTGACTCGGATCTGCCGGATCTCACCCAGCCGCGTCACCTCAAGCTCCGTATCGGTGGCGCCCTTCAAAGAGCTGTGGCCACGCGCGCCCTTGGTGATGTCCTTGCCGCTGTGGTGGACCAGCAGCACCAAGGCCCCAGTCTCGCGCTCCAATCGCCGGCAGGCCTTGAGGGCCGCACCGATCACCTCGGAGGCATTCTCATCCCCGCCCGCGATCGACTGGGCCAGGGTGTCGAAGATGATCAGCGCCACGTTCTGGCCGACGATTCGCTTGATCACGCGCTTGTAGTCATCGCCCAGCAGGCTGGGCGTGTCCGCGATCACGAGCATATCGATGTCCGCATCGCCGACGTTGTACGCGCGCTTGAGTGCCTCGAAGCGCTGGCGGGCGCCTGCACGGCCCTCCTGGCACACATAGACCACCTTGCCCTGCTTCACGCGACGACCGCGCCACGGCAGTCCTCGTGCGATATGGAACGCAATGTCCAACACCGCGAAGCTCTTGCCGCACCCGGGCTCGCCATAGACGACGGCCAGGCCACTCGTGGTGAGCAATCCCTTCACGAGCCAGCTGGCCGACTTGGCGCTGGCAAACTCCTGGAACGGGATGAGGCGAAACTTCCCATCGTCTTCGAGTGCGGCGTTGATCTCTTCGATCTCGTCATCTATTACCTTGAATGCTGCAGCGCTTGGTATGTTGGCACGACGCTCGAGCGTGCCGTAGCCCACGGCGCCGTCGGCCTTGAATCCTTTCCAGGGCGCTTTGAGATCACTGCCGCCCTTGTACTTCTCGGACCCCTGCGACCACTCATCCCACAGCTCGAATCCGTCCTGGCCGAACTCGTGGTGGAGTGCCATGCCGATTTCGATCCACTCATCGCGGCTACAGCTCGCATCTATTCGATCGAGTAGAGCACGCGCGGCGCCCAGCGTTTCACCGCGGCGTGTTGCAGGCTCAGCGTCAACTGATCGACCGAGTCCCATCCAGATCTCGCGAAGTGACTGCGGGAGCAGCGGCAAGTCGTAGGTGTCTCCAGTGACGCCCAGCTCCCACGAATAAGGGCGCTTTGTGTCGGGATGAATTGAAGGCGGCAGGACATCCTGCTGGCTGCGTCCGTTGGAGGTGGCGCATCGGAAGTCGATGATGTTCTGCTTGTCGATGACGACCTTGCGTCCGACAATAGGCTCGTCGAGCCGATAGAGTAGTTTGGCGCGATTGGGGCGTCCGCTGCTAATCCGTACTCCATCAGGAGCGTCCAGCAGTGGCTGGAGTGATACCCCACGAACCGCGAGCCATTCCGTTGCGGCATCCAGATCATCGATATCGATGGCGCAGGTGCCACTGTAAGCGTGAGCGAGTCCGACGTTCCCATGCCAGCCCTCCTGAAGTGTGCAGTTCTCACGAAGATTCCAGCCTTCTGCAATGGGGCCCTTGCGTCCTGGCGGAATAGGCACCAGGGCCCAGCTCGACGGATTGGTCACGCCCAGCTCTTCAGTGCCACCACACCGTTCGTGGCCGCGCTGATGCGAATCGCCAGATCCACGCTCGGGCGCCTATACCCGAGCGACAGCTGGCGCAAGTACGCCACGCTCGTTTTTGCCTTCCGGGCCACCGCGGATCGCTCCGTGTCGTCCGCCTTCTGGAACCACTGGTTCAATGTCATCGACCCGCTCCCGTTGAATGATCACGACACGGTAGCGATTGCTAACGGGCTGTCAAGCACCCTACGTATTGATTCCGTCATGGAGCGGGCGTAGCCTGCGGCTTCTATGGGGAGGTAACGTTATGTCATCCAGGCACGGCCAGGGAACCGCCGGCCTCGAAGAACTCAGCCAGGTAAGGCTCCGGAACTTGAAAGCGGTCTGTGACCAGCGATCGGTGACGGGAGTTGCGAGAGCGTTAGGCTTCACCAACAACAGCTACGTATCGCAGATCTTGCACGGGCGCCGTGCGATCACCGAGAAGTTCTGCCGCAAGGCCGAGAAACAGCTGGGACTGAGCGCCGGCTGGTTGGACCGCGATCGCCCGCTCCCTGGTGGGCAGATCGAACTCGACGCGGTCCTATTGAATGCCTGCCAGCTGGTGCTGGGTAAGGTTCAGGGAAGCGAGAAGCTCACGGACATGCAGAAGTCCCGAATTCTCGCGATGATGTACTCCAGCGGCTCCGCTGACCACGCGCTCGCTGTACAATTGGTTGGGATAGCCCAAAACTAGAAACGGGGAACGAATTGGATCAGGAACTGCTGGCTCAACGTATCTACGCCCATATTCACCGCCCTGGCATCGTGTCCAGGGCGGTGTCGTATCTGCGCCTGCTGTTAGCATTTGCTACATGAAGAAATAACCCCTTTGCATTGAAATAAGAATTAGCATTTGCTCACGGTCAATAGCAGACCGGAGTCCTGGGAGGGACAAGCAGATGAACCGCAAGCCAGACAACGCCATCGTGGTGCGGAACCGATACGAAGACGGCAGCTGCGTCTACAACGTCGAGCTTCGCGAGATCTACAACGGCGAGATCCAGTACCTCGCGCAGATTGGTGCCGAGAGTGAAGAGCAGGCGAATCAGATCGCCGCGATCATCAACGCCGCGTCTTACGTGCAGGCGGCATCGTGATGGACAACTTCACTGCAGTAGGAATCGCCGAAGGTGGCGTCATGAGCGCCTACCCCGTGACCGACGCCCTCCGCGCCTTACAGCTCATCGTGATGAGCGCGGATTCGAACACGGGCGAGGTGCCGCTCAGTCACATCGACGAGGGGCGCGCTGCGCTCCGTCGTCTCGGCTACCCCACCACGATCAAAGAGGCGCGCGAGCAGTACGAAGCTCAGTGCGCTCGCGAGGAGAATTCCCATGCGCGTTGATACCAGCAGGCTGGTGAAGATCGACGAGGGTCGGCCCGAGAAGGACGTCGCGGTGGTCTACGCCGACAACGGCGAGACCGCGATCTACTTCGCGAGCCGCGAGAAGGCCCAGGTCTTCGTCGGCATCCACAACGACATCGTGATGGCCCCGCCTGTCACCGTCGAGATCGACCCTTCCATCCGCATCACGGACCTGATCCGCGGCCTCACGAGCGCGGGCCTCACCTTCGAGTCGAAGGGCGGCACGCTGCGCATCGTGAAGTTCGTGCCGGTGCAGGTGGCAGCATGAGCCTCGCCAAGGTCAAGCTCCTCTGCGGCCACCTGGTCGTGTACGAGGTGCGCCCCGAGCAGGCCCACGACCCGATCCGTCACGGCTACCAGGTCGCGCACGAGGTCGGTGGCCACTGGTACGTCGCCGGCGGCTACGACCCGGTGCTTCCGCAGATGGAGGCCTACCTCCACGCGCTCCCGCTCACTCAGCAACGATTCAACCTGAAGGTGGCATAGATGGACGCTCAGCACGCTGCACGCTCCCTCAAGAAGATCCCGACCGCGACCAAGCTCCGGTCTGGCTACACCAGCGCCGAGATCGGAGAGGCCCACCAGGCCCTGCGATCGAAGGCCGCCAACTCTCCCTACTGGCAGACCCGCAAGGGCCGCACTTCCGCGGCCTGCATCGAAGACTTGGGACTCGTCGTCCCGAAGGAATGAGACACATGGATCACCCGATCGAAAACTCTGTGCCGGCCGCTGAGCAGCAGGCCTCTGACCTTGTGCGGCCGTCAACGGACGGCGGAGCCGGTGGCCCTGACAGCGCGCCGGCACAGACCTTCACCGAGACCCTGGGCGAGTTCACGTTCAGGCTGCTCGAGCGTGCGAAGAACGCCCAGGGTCAGGTGGTCGTGAACCCCGTCGAGCTGCTGATCCAGACCCAGCTCACGAACCTGAAGCTGGAGGCGACGATCGCGTGGCTCGACGAGCACATCGGTGGCAAGTACCGCGAGGCGAGCGACGACTTCGACAAGGTCGAGGACGAGATCAGCGCCATCGCCCACACCCAGCTGCGCCAGATCATCGAGCGCATGAAGGGTCAGCCCATCCTCATCGCCAACAGCATCATCGGAGCCTGAACATGAGCATCGAAATCGAAATCGCCAAGCTGACCACCGCGGTCGAGACGCTCGCGAAGGTGATCGTCGCGCAGACCAATGTCGTCACCTCTGCCCTCCCCGTGCAGATTGGCTCCAACACAACCCACGCCGTCGCGCCGACCCACAGGATCCACGCCGTCGGCACCGTTTCCGATCCGACGCCCCCGGCCGCTGCTCAACCCGCTCCCGTCCCTCCCGTTCAGGTCGCAGAGAGCAGCGCGCCGGGGGCCGAGGTCATCCCCTACAGCGCCGTGAAGTCGGCAGTGAATGCGTTCGCTGCCACGCACGGCTCCGGCCCCACGATCAAGATCCTCGAAGGGTTCGGGGTGTCCAACGCCACCAAGCTCACGCCCGATCAGTACGGGCCCGTGATCGAAGCCTTCAAGAGCTTCAAGGTGGCCGCGTGAATGTGGATCTTCTGCTGGACATGGTCGTCCCGCGCGAGCTCGCGTGCTGCGGGAGCGCGGAGCCCTGCTGCCAGGAGCCCGAGCTGGCGCTGATCACGCGCTTCACGGGCGACCAGCTCAATGTCCTGGCGATGGCCACGAACATGGCGATCGGCTACGACAAAGAGATCGCGGCCATCGTCGGGCGCTGGTTCTCAGAGGACTATCCCGACGACGAGTCGGAGGCCATAGCGATCGAGAACGAGCGGCTGGTCGAGCTGCTGCGGGACACGGAACTGTCCCGCCACGCGCTGCACCTGGCCACGAACCAGTACTTCGACGCGGTCGCGGTCACGCACGGGTTCAAGATCCAGCCCGGTCGCGAGGTCTACACGACCGACGAGCACGACCAGCTGTGGATCGAGGTGCGTCGGTGACCTGGCACGCGGTGGCCGCGTTCCTGCAGGTCTGCACGGTGCTCGGCGCCTGCGTGGCCGGCGGGCTCGTGCTCGGCGCGATGATCTTCTGGGTGGTTGACACGATCAACGACTGGGGTGGCAAGTGAGAAACCTCTTCAAGCGATTCTTCCGAGACCGGGCGCCGGTGCGGATCGAGCCGATGGGCAACACCGGCGAGTTCCGACGCACGATCCTGGGCGATCCGATCACCAGCAGCGCGGTGGTGTATCCCTCACCGCCACCGACTGGTGGTCCGTTCGTGGCCAGCAACATCCCGACCAGGCGGATCGATGACCGCCCGCCCTACCGCGCTGGTCACTACATCTACGACGACACGCCGAAGCGCGACGAGCTGGATGACACGGTCGACACCGTCACCAGCATGGTGCTCGGGATCGAAGCGATCGCGGCGATGGACACGTCGAGCAGCAGCAGCAACGATGTCTTCACCGGCGGCGGTGGCGACTTCGGTGGCGGCGGCGCGTCGGGGAGCTGGGAATGAGTGACCACGCCGTCCGATCCCCGAGCGGTGCCGCGGGCTGGAGCCGCTGCAGCGACTGGGCCAGCGACCCAACCGGCAGCAAGTACGCCGAAGAAGGTACGCGGGCGCATGAGGTCGCGTCCCAGTGGCTGACCGGGAACCTGCTCTTCAAGGCCGACTCGGATGAGATGTACACCGAGGTCTCGAAGTACTACGACTATTGCGGCGCGCTCCGAGAGTTAGCATCCGCTACCGGTGTTGAGCAACGGCTCGACATGTCCAACTACGTCGAGGGCTGCTGGGGCACCGCTGACTTCGTGGCCCTGGTCGGCACCGAGCTGGTCGTGGTCGACCTGAAGTACGGGCGCGGCATCGAGGTCGATGCGCTCTGGGTGGACGAGAACGGGGAGGAGCAGCCCAACGAGCAGCTCGGGCTCTACGCACTCGGCGCCTACAACATCTGGTCAATCGCCAACGAGATCGAGACCGTGCGGATGGTCATCCACCAGCCGCGCAAGAACCACGTCAGCGAGTTCTCGATCTCGGTCGAGCGGCTGCTGCGCTTCGCGCGCGAGCTGAAGCCCGCGCTCACCGTGACGCCTGGCGAGAAGCAGTGCCGCTGGTGCGCGAAGAAAGGCACCTGCGAGGCGCTGAAGAACCAGGTCGAGGCCGTGGTCGCGCGGCCCGTGTCGCTGAACCTCGCCGACTCCATGGCCAAGGTCGACATGGTCGAGAGCTGGTGTAAGGGCGTGCGTGCCGAGACCGAGCGGCAGCTGCTGAGCGGCAACGCGGTACCGGGCTGGAAGATCGTCCAGGGCAAGAAGGGTAACCGGGCCTGGGCCGACGCGGGCATCGCTGAGATGACGCTCAAGGGCCTGCGGCTGCGGCAGGACGAGATGTACACCTTCAACCTGATCTCGCCCACGGTGGCCGAGAAGGTGCTGGCCGATCACCCGCGCCAGTGGGCGAAGGTGGCGAACCTGATCACACAGTCAGAGGGCAAGCCATCGGTGGCACCGGCCAGCGACAAGCGGCCTGCGATTGACGTTGCGGCGCCCAGTGTGCGTGCGTTCAGTGTTATCCCCGAGGAGGCGCTGGTATGAGCACCTACCTAAATAACTACAGTGACCCGGTGCTGCAGCGGCAGCACACGATCGAGGAGTGCCACCACTTCGTGTCGCGCTACATGCCACAGCTGTTCAACCGGTTCCAGGAGCGCTGCATTCAAGTGTTCGACGGTCAGACCAAGTCGTGGTGGCGATGCCGCGAGAACTACCTGGTCTGGCAGTGGATCGCCCTTCTGTTCCCCGACAAGGCACAGAAGCTCTATGGGTGCTTCGGCACGATGGCAGATCCCCGGTTCATTGACCAACACATTTTTTTCGACAAGCGCGAAGGGCGTCACCCGGTGCTCAGCGCTGATTACTTCAATATACCCGAGGAGATTTCACTGTGAGCACCATTACCCTTACCCGTGCTCGGCTTGGACAGTTCACGGAACTGTACAACCCGAAGCCATTCGACAAAGACGGTACGGAGGAAGACAAGCGCTACAGCGCCGTCTTCCATGTCATCGCAGGCAGCCCTGATCACAAGATGATCGACAAGGCGATCAATGATGTGGCCAAAGAAGTATTCGGCGCCCAGGCCGAGGCGCAGCTCAAACGCTTCCGCGCTGACAGCAAGAAGTATTGCTTCCGAGACGGCGACACGAACATCAACGCCGACGGCGAGCCGTACGACGCATGTGCCGGGACATGGATGCTGACCGCGCATCGGTACCCGTTCCGCAAGTTCGGCGCAGGAATCAAGGGCCACATCGTTGTGGTTAACAAGAACCTCAATCCCGTGAAGAGTGGAGAACCGCAGGCGCCTGGGATCGGAGATTTCGTCAATTCCGAAGTGCAGTTCTACGCACAGAAGGGGGAGTTTGCGGGTATCCGCTGCGAGCTGTTCGCTGTGCAGTTTGCCGCCAAGGGCGAGCCTATCGAGGGTGGCGGTCATCGCCCGAGTGCCAGCGCGTTCCGCGTGATCGAAGACGAAGAAGAGGCACTGGCGTGAGTGACTACACCGAAACTACTGCCGCCATTGCCCGAGCGGCGCGAGTGACACAGCAGACGGTGCAGGGTTACGCGGCGAAAGGCCAACTGCATCACATCCAAGCCAGCAACGGCGTCCGCCTGTTCAGGCCGGAGGCTGCGGCCCAGGTCCGCAAGATCCTGAAGGCGAACCTGAAGCGACGCGGTAGCTTTGGGCGCGGGATCAGTCGGTCGTGATCAAAGCCTTCGACATCGAGTGCTTCAAGAACTACTTCTTGATCGCCTTCCGCGATCGGGAAGAGGATCAGACGAGCACGTTCGCGCTGACCCCAAACAGCCAGCTCGATGTCGAGGGCGTCCTCAGGCAATTGAAACAGGGCACGCTGGTGAGCTTCAACGGCTCGCACTACGACGTCCCAATGCTTGCGCTCGCGCTCACCGGCGCCTCGTGCATGACCTTGAAGCTCGCCAGCGACGCCATCATCAACGAGAACATCAAGGCCTGGGACTTCGAGAAACGCTTCAACGTGAAGCTCCCGCACTTCGACCACGTCGACCTGATCGAAGTGGCGCCAGGCACCGCATCGCTCAAGGGCTACGGCGGGCGCCTGCACACTTCCACCCTCATGGATTCACCGGTCGAGTTCGACGCCGAGCTGACCCCCGAGCAGTGCGTCGATGTCACCACCTACTGCGTCAATGATCTTCGGATCACGCTCGAGTTGTACGAGGAGTTGGTGCCGCAGATCGAACTGAGAGCTGCGATCAGCCAGCAGTATGGCGTCGACGTCAGGAGCAAGAGCGATGCCCAAATTGCCGAAGCAATCATTCGTAAGGAATTCGAGCGGCGCACGGGTGAGCGTGTGCGGGCACCGGGGTTCAATCCCCACGCCTTCCGATATGAGCCGCCGCACTGGATATGCTTTGAGGATGCGCGTCTCTCGCTGCTCCTCGAAACGATCCGGTCGGCCGAGTTCCTGGTCAACAACAAGGGGGCCGTCCAGATGCCGCTGGAGCTGGCGGGACTCGAAGTCCCGATTGGGTCCGGGGTCTATCGACTCGGCATTGGTGGGCTTCATAGTTCGGAGAGTTCGCGCGCGGTCATCGCGACGCAAGGCCAGAGGATCATCGATCGAGATGTGGCCAGTTATTACCCGTCGCTGATTCTGGCCTGCAACCTCGCGCCCGAGCACCTGGGCCCGCTGTTCCTGGACATCTACCGAGACCTGGTAGAGCGGCGCCTGCGCGCGAAGAAAGCCAAGGACAAGGTGACGGCCGACTGCCTGAAAATCGTGCTCAACGGAACGTTTGGGAAGCTCGGCAACATGTACTCGGCCATGTTCAGCCCGAAGCTTATGATCCAGGTGACGCTCACCGGCCAGCTGGCGTTGCTGATGCTCATCGAGCAGCTCACCAAGGGCGGCTATGAAGTGCTCAGCGCCAACACGGATGGTGTGACCTACACCGCTCCGGTCGATTTCCTGCCCGCCTCCCGCCGCATCGTCGAGGCCTGGGAGATTTGCACCGGGCTCGTGACCGAGGAGGTCGAGTACGCGGGCCTCTACTCGCGTGACGTGAACAACTACATCGCGATCAAGACCGACGGCACCGTCAAGACCAAGGGCGTGTATGCGGACGAGGGCCTGGCGAAGAATCCGACCGCGGCGGTTTGCGCTGAGGCCGCGATCCACTTCCTGAAGACCGGCAAGTCGGTTGGCAAATTCATCAGCGCGTGCGACGACTGGCGCAAGTTCGTGGTCACCCGCGCGGTGCGCGGCGGCGCGGTCGACGGCGACGACAACTATCTGGGCAAGACCGTGCGCTGGTTCTACGGGACTGGCGGCGAGCCGATCTACATC